TTCGCCGCTCTGCGTCTGGCCGCTGGTAACACCGGTTCCACCGGTAACCCGGTGTGGTACCTCGTCCATCGGACCAAGACCTCGACCACGCTGTAATATGCGACCCAAGACGGCCACCATCATGGTGATTGCCGTTAGCCCGAGGGGGCATCATCGTAAAGGTGGTGCCCCCTCTTCTCATTCCGCTTGCGGATGCGATGAGGCTGACAACAATGCACCCATGATTTCTATTCCGCTCGAAGCCCTTTCCACTGACATGGAGGATGGCCAACAGGCCATGCCCGAGGTCGGTGATGAAGTGGTTTTGGACGATGTTCGCGGTGTCCTCAAGAAGCTCGAAAACGGCGAAGCCTATATCGAGATCCGCAGCGTCAACGGCATGCCCGCTGAGTACGAGAACAAGAGCGAGAAGGCCATGGCCTCCAAGGAGCCGATGGACGAGAAGGGTATGCGGGAGATGGTTGAGGAGTACGACAGCGAAATGGAGTCCTAAGATGCCGATCTACACCTTCGAGAACAATGGCAAGTCCATCGAGCATATCGCTCCGATGGGTACCGACTCTGTTGTCCTTGATGGGAAGCGGTGGATGCGACAACCGGTGGCCCGCTTCGGGGTCACCGGCTTTGCTTCTGAGCCGGGACTCAAGGACCAAGTGAAGAAGGGATTCAGCCGCATGGAAGAGCGCCAAGGATCCCGCTTCGAGAGCACTTTCACCAAGAATCAAATCCGGAAGATCTGGGATATATGAGCGACGTAGCAAATCAGGCCATCGAGTATTCGATGGGACAGGGCGGCTTTCAACTGGTGACAGCCACCACGCTGACCACTGGCCCGTTCGTGGCTCTGACCATCATCAGCCCGACCACCTTCACTTCGATCACCGGTGGCAACATCAGCGGATCCTGGTCCACGGCGACCATCCCTGCTGGTATTACGCTGCCGGGACCGATCACGAGCTTCCAGATTTCTAGCGGTCAGGTGATTGCGTTCAATGGCGTGATTCAATCGTGACACTCTCTCTCGGCACACGACTGGTATCGAACGGCGGGGGTAGTGTTACCCCTGGCGATCTGCCGATCTTGCGCCGGGATCTGCTTCAGGAGGACGACTTCTTCGTTCTGCTGGAGGATGGTGACAAGATCGTCATCACGTTTGGGACTTTCGATTCCGTCTTGTTGGAGGACGCGTCGTTCCTGCTGCAAGAGGACAGTGGCAAACTCATCATTCAAGCTAACTAACAGTTTATGGCAGACACGAAAATCACAGCACTGACGGCGATCACTTCGATTACGCCGGCTACGTTCCCGCTTCCTATCGTTGATCTTCTCGATACTACGATGGCGGGTTCTGGAACCACCAAGAAGGTGACCGTGAACCAGATTCTCGGTTGCGGCGGCACCGCCACCCTCGCCTCCGCCACCATCACCGGCGATCTGACGGTGGATACCAGCACCCTGAAGGTGGATTCGGCGAACAATCGGGTGGGTGTTGGGACGGCAAGTCCTGCTTCAACACTTGATCTGAGTGCCAACGACGGAACCATGGCTATCTTCCGTAGCTCTGGTGGTCTTTCCAATGATAAGCGTTTAACTGTTAAATCAGGAGGAGGGTCTGTTGTATTCGACATCTCTGATAATAGCAATACAGCTACATCAAGAGCTTACGAGTTCAATCAGGCTGGAACTCTATCCATGAGCCTAAGTGCAATAGGAAACTTTGCGGTTGGCGTTACTCCGAGTGCGTGGGGAAGCAACAATAAAGCAATTCAGGTTGGAGCAAACTCAGGTTCGATTTCATCGAGCGGTTCAGGTAATACGTCAAGCCGCTTCAGCCATGGATGCTATTTCGACGGCACCAACTGGTTGTATTCTGTTTCAAGCGTTGGTGCTGCTCGTTATGAAATTACTGGAGCCAACGCTGGAAGCACTCATGCTTGGTACACTTCTGCTGGTGGAACCTCTGGAAATACAATCACGTTTACTACAGGGATGACGCTCGACGCCAGTTCAAATCTGGCTGCTGGAGGTTATGTTCGTGCTGCCGCAAGAACCCAGATCGGTGCTGGTTACATTGGTGACATCAATGTTTCTGGAAATAACAGAGGTCTATTTTTTGGATCTGGTGGACTCCTTCCTGCGAACGGAACTGGAACCTCATCGGACAATTCATACAACCTTGGATCTGGAACTGAACGCTGGGCCACGGTTTATGCTGGTACTGGAACGATCAATACCTCTGATCGAAACGAAAAACAGGACATTGCTGATCTTTCAGCCTCAGAAAAACTTGTTGCTTCTAGCATCAAGCAACTCGTGAAGAAGTATCGTTTCAAAGACGCTGTTGCCTCTAAGGGTGAAAATGCTCGAATCCATGTCGGATGGATTGCTCAGGATGTGCAGTCTGCGTTCGCCGCTGAAGGCTTGGATGCCTCCGATTATGGAATGTTCTGTTCCGACAGTTGGTACGAGGTGAACGGAAGCTCGGTCGATTCTGACGGAAAGCCTTACACCTCCGAAAGCGAGAATGCTGTTGCCAAGACTCGTCTCGGTTTGCGCCATGATGAACTGCTCGCATTCGTTGTTTCTAGCCTCTAATCCACACCACCATGACCACTATCTCCATTGTCTGGATCATCGAACGCCTTCTCGTCCGCAAAGTCGAAGGCACTCACACCGATGTCGTCATCACCGCCGACTGGAGGTGCAACGGCACTCAGGATAACTACAGCGGCACTTGCTACGGCTCCTGCTCGTTCGCTCCTCCGACCGGTTCGTTCACGCCTTACGAGGATCTGACCGAAGCGCAGGTGCTTGGCTGGTGCTTCAGCAATGGCGTCGATCAGACTGCCATCGAAGCCAACGTCTCCGCGCAAATCGAAAACCAGATCAACCCGCCGGTCATCGCTCCGCCGCTGCCGTGGGTGCCGGTGGTTCCTCCGCCACAGCCCGAGATGATCGTGCCTCCGATGCTGCCGCAGGTTGAGCCGGTTTTGGTTGCGGAGCCGGCCACCGTTGTCGAAGCTCCTGCCGCATGATTAAGATCGAACTCACACTGCAACAGTTGCAACAGCTCACCCAGCTTCTCGTGATCGGGATGAAGGCTGGAGACGTTATGAATATGAAGGTTGGACTTCCTTTGTACGAAAGCATTGAAGCCCAAGTGAACGCACAGCAGCAGCACAAGCCTGAGTAACCCATGGACGCGAGCAATCATGGCGGTGGATTCGGAGGTATCGTTGGGTTGCTGGGAACAGCGACCGTGGCAATGGTCGCATCCTACATCCCTGAACTCACCGAGTGGACTAGGTTCCTAACCGCCCTCGCCGCCCTAATCGCCGCCATCACGGCCCTCTACAAAGCCATCAAAAAGAAATGAACCCCAACGTCGCCTCACTCATCCGCCACGGTCTCAGCGCCGCCGGCGGCTTCCTCGTCGCAAAGGGCATGGTCTCCTTCGATCAAGTCAATGAGATCGCCGGTGCGGTCATCACTTTGGCCGGCATCGGATGGTCCGTTTTCAAGAACAAGAAGGCCGAGAAGAAGGCCGAGTAACATCCCGCCAGAACGGCAATGCATCGCCAGCGGGATTCACACCTCGCTGGCTTTTCCATTATGGACCCAATCCTCAGCATAGCCCAAGGAGTGGCCAACGCCACGCTCAACAAGATCATAGATCAGAAAGACCAAACCCTTGAAGATGGACAGAAAGACAATCGCCTACGCGACGATCTCCTTGCTCGCGCTGATGCCGCTGGGCTGCGCCCCAACAAGAGTGGTGATGGTCCCGCCAGGACAACCCGTCAGACTGGCTGAAAACGTCAAAGCCCATGTGTGGGCCAAAGATGCCAGCGGTAACACCGTCAAAAGCCGAAACCGCGTGACAATCCACGAGGGTTGGTACGCACTACCTCCAAGAGAATAGTATGGGAACACCACTCACAGGCAGTACCGTCGCCAGCACCTACACTGGCCTGCTAAAGACAGCCGATAACGCCACGCTGACAGGTGTTCTCAGAACACTCAGCGACGGCAGCGGAAACGATTCCGCACTCCAAGTCTCCACCACCGCGCTCAACTCCACCGGAGACTTCAGCGTCGCAACCAGCCGCTTCACGGTCGCTTCCGCCAGCGGAAACACCGCTGTGGCCGGTACCCTCAACGTCACCGGTGCCACCTCTCTCAGCTCCCTTATCACCAGCGGCAATGCCACGATCGGA